TCATATTAACATTTCCACTTTCTAAGGGCGAGAGCTTTACGGGTCGGTCTACCTTTGGAATCCTTCATAGGCCCCTTTACACCGCTCATACGAGCACAGAAGGAACGCTTCCTTGCACCACCTTTTGGCTGTGGGGCTTTGAGGTTAGAACCAGTCTTACGATTGTAGTAGTCTCTTCCTTTCTTGGAGAGACCCCCGCTCTTAGACTTATGCTCTTTCCTTAGGCTTACGCCTTTTCTCTTTGCCATTTATGTATTCTTTTATTATTGGGATTGCTCGGCTTTTATACCGAAGTAAATTCTTTTGTTTCTGGTCATCTATTGGGTTGTTTACTCGTGTCCACGCGCCGCCGCCTCCATTCCAAATGAAAAGCAGGTGGTTGACAGTTACTTCTTCGCCACAGCTTCTAATGTGCTTCGAATAGTGCGAAAGAACTTTAAAAGCGATGCGGAAGCTGAAGTCAGGGTCGAACGCGACACTGTGCGCAACTTTACTGCCCGTGATGCGATTGTAGTCGTCCACCATGCTTTTATGGATTTGATACACGCCATAAGCGTTGCCTCCGTCTCCAACAATAGTTGGGTGACTGTTGAGCGGAACTTCCCATAGAGGGATGAGAGAAACGAATTCATATAAAGATATCTGTTTTTGAGTGTTAGCGTTTAACCATTGAGGAGCCAAAGTAAAAGCTAAGCAAAGCAAGCATACCTTGGCGAACCTCTGGTAGAAGAACGAAGCCGTCCACATTGATGTATCCATTTCGAGAACCAAAGATTAAAGAGAAAATGCCGCCCCCTGACTCTTTTTCGAGAGCCACAGGGACGTTGAGTAGGGATAATACGAAGGGTGCGATGATGACTGCAAACAAAATGGAAATAGCAATCAAACGTCGAACCCAGACTCCACCTCGGTTAGCCGCCGCTTCAGAAGACTTGTCTGCCATCTCCTGTTTCTGGAGCATAGCATCAAGGGCTCTGCCTTGGGCTTCCGCTTGGGAGGCAACGAGGCGCATCACAAAACCTGAGATGCCACCTCCGAGCATGGATAGTAGTTCTATAGACATAGTTTAAAGGACGTTGGAGACCGCTAAGCGTTTTTCTACGTTGTCGCGGAACGCTGGGTCTGATGAATAACGAGGGTCACGCATAGCTTCAGTTACCTGAGCCGCTGACCCGAAAGGTTTAACAGAGGAACCGCTAGTACCACCTTGAGATAACTCAGGGGGCTGACCACCAGCGGAGATGAACTGAGCATAGAGACCTTTGACAGCCATCTTAGCTTGGTCTACTGAGCCGCTTTCTACGATGCTGTTGAAGCCATCTAAGTCACCATCAGATAAGTTGTCAGAAGCCCAGTCAGCCATAGCGTTGTAGTTAGCGTTGCCTCCTACTTCGTTCTGTATGTCCAAGGCTTGTGATGTACTCATGCTCTCTTGACCTGCTATGTAAGCTTCCACGAAACTACGGGGTAGCCCTGCTTTCTCAAGCTCAATGAAGGTCTTGTCAGTAAGAACACCAGACTCAGCAAACTCTTCGGTAGCTTTTTGTACGGAGGAGTTCAGACTAACGCTTGCTTCTTCTTCGGCAGGGGCGTCGTCTTTCTTAGACTTTGACTCCTTGGATGATTGTTTCTTCTGAAGTTCGTTGTAGGCTTTTGCTAAGTCCTCTGGGGACTCAAACTTCTCGTCTAGCCACTCTGGGCGCTCCTCTGAGGCTTCCTCTTGGATTTCCTCTTGGGGCTCCTCAGTGTTTGACTGAAGTGATTGATTACGTTGCTCAGCCGCTTCTTCTTGCATGGCGGCTTGCTTTTCGAGGGAGACATTTTCTTCCTCGGTGTGTTCTTGTACTGATACTGATTGGTAATTAGCCATCTATTTGCTCGCTTGGTTGTTGTTGTTGGGCAAGGGATTGGTCAGACATCGCTTTAATACCAGCGGGGCCTAACTTCTCAGCCATTTGCATTTGTTGCATTTGCTGAGCCTCCATTGCCATTTCTTCTTCGGACTTAACCAGCCCATCGGTTTTGATACCGAGGGAGATTGCCCTCCGTTTAAAGTATTCGGAAACCTTGACGTACTGAGCGATAGCTTCGGGGCCTACCACTTGGGCGGCTCCAGCTAGGAACAGGTCTAGTTTCTGTAAATCATTTCCACGTCCTAAAGCTTCAACACCTGTGATGATGATGGGCTTCACAACGTCTTTAGGAATCTTAGGTAGCTTACCCTTCTTATTCATTACCTCCATTAGGCGGTTGACCAATGGAAGTTGCATTTCACTGCTAAGAAGAGAGTAGAGACCACCGAGGGCTGACTCTAACTCCATACCGAGCATACGAATTTCTTCAGCGGTAACACGCTCAGCTTGGCGTACAGTACCACTGGTAAGAAGGAAGGCGTGACCTAGGCGGTCTTTGATTGTGTTGATTGTCTCCTGAGCTACACGGAAGTCGTTAAACTTGTTTACCTGTAGGGTGGTGACGTCTGCCGCGTTGCCCTGTGTGATTGCACCGTTGGGACTCTCGGCGAGTGTCTTAGCTCTGGTTGTGCCGTTAGGGTTAACTAGGAATAGAACCTTTGCGGCGGCGGCAGAGCCTTCCACAATAGCTTGTGTGAGAGACTCAAGGGACTGTAGGTCACCGAGGTATTCCTCAACATAACCACGTCCATAATCTTCACCGTCAATACGTGTGAAACGCAGAGGTATAAATGGGTTCTTGTCTAGACCGTAGAAGCCTTCAGACTTAGGAATAACGTTGCCGTTGATTTCCTGCCAGACTTTCCAGCCCTTATCTTTACGACAGACTGCTGTGTATAATTGTACTTCGTCATCAGAGCCGCCTTCGTTAGCCCCTGCTACTTCTTTCATCTCCTCAGTGAGGCTCATGTAGCTTAGGGATTCCTTGGTGCAGATGTATAGAACATTACCCATTGGGTCGCGCTCTACACAGAAGCGGTCAAGGTGGAATACACGAACGCCACCATCGTCAGGGACGTATAGTAAAGCGTTACCAGTAACGATAAGTTGCTTGAGAGCTTCGTGCAGTGCGGTACGATATGTACCTCTACTGACTTCCTCCATGAAGGACTCTTCGACCTGCTGTAGAGACTTCTCAATCTCTGTGACTAGCTCAGGCGGTGCGCCCTCTTGCTGTAGTCCATATTCGTCCACTGCGAGACGGAAAAAGGGGGCGTTGGGAGGTAGAAGTGCCAACAGTAATTTTGAAGCGAGGTTGTTTACTCCTCTTGCCCCAACGCCCTGAAAAGGTGTGTCCAATCGGCTATGTGCTCCAAAGCCTTCGTCTGGACAGACGTATGGAAGTGTGAGTTTTGCTGAGGAGCGAGCGCGGTCTAGGTATTGGTGTCTCTTCCCCTCAAGGGAGGTATATAAGCCTTCAGCAGTTTTGTGTGTCATAAATTATTCGGTATCGTCTTCTGGTTCTGGGAACACTACGGACTCTACGGTTGTAGGTTGTTCAAGTTCATCGAGGTCATAATCATCAACATCTAAAGCCCACATACCGTCAGCCGTAGGGACTGGCTTGGTCACCCATCTGGTTCCCGTGCCTTCAGTCCAGTAGGAGAAGTTACGGTCTTTGCCTTCTTCGTCTGCTCGCTCAATGGCGGCTTCTTCACTTGCGTAGATTAGATACATTAGTAGATGTCGTATTGATTGTTAAGGTTAGCTTCGATGGCGGGACGGTTGGCTGACTGGTCGGAGGTATATACAATTATTTCGTTTATGGGCTTGGTGTAAAAGCTAGCAGTCCGAAAAGTAAATGCACAACCAATTCTAAATCTTCTTGTGTTTGCGCTTGGTTGACTTGGGGCGTTCATAGAACTTGTGGTAACCGCAGTTCCACCATCCTTTGAAATAGAAGCGTTGGGGAAAGTACTAACGAATGATAATAGAGTTTCGCTACTTGTTACACTTGTTTGTATAGAGTGTATGCCATTTACGCCAGAAGTGCTATCGCCTTTAGCTTGAGTTTGGAAACTAGCTCTGTCATTATAACCATTTAGATTCATTTCCCAACCCCCATAACCTGTGCTACCTGCGACGGTTGCCCCACAAGAAAAGGCGGCAAGTTGACTATTTGCAATATGTGGAGTTAAGACAGTAAACAAAGAGAGTTGGGGTACGTTACAAATATCGGAGTTAGTTGTCTCAAGGAAAGTATCAGTCCCATCAAGGAAATCTATTCCTCCTGTTACCAAAGAACCAGCATTAACAATCTTAGG